TTACTTCCAGCAGCTCAATCTCAACAATTAAGCACTATTGGTGGCGATTATTTGTCGGCTGGTAACCCTTATTTTTCAGGAATGATGTCAGCCGCAGCAAGACCTGTGGTAGATCAATTTAACACAGCTATTAGAGATATTGGTAGTAGAACTGCTGCATCAGGCAGATATGGATCAGGTGCTATGGGTGAAATGGAGTCACAAGCATCTAAAAACTTAGCAACAGCATTAACTGACACAGCTTCTAAATTAGCATACCAAAATTATGGGCAAGAGCGTGGAATGCAAAATCAAGCTATTGCTAACGCTCCAGTTTTAGCACAAGCAGATTACGGAGACATACAACAACTTGCTGGTGTAGGGCAAACAAAAGAAGATTATGCAAGGCAAGCGTTAGAAGGGGATATTAATAGATTTACTTATCAAGCAAATGCCCCTCAACAACAACTAAGCAATTATCTAGCGGCAGCGTACGGAGCACCTGCGCCTGTTAATCAGACTACAACACAATCAGGTGGGGGAGGTAAATAATGAAACCAATGTTAATGGGAGCAATGCTAGGCGCCGGTATGGGTTTAGTACAAGGAAAAGATCCATTAAAATCTGCCTTAATTGGCGGAGCTACAGCAGGCATAGGCGATAAAGTTATGGGCGCAGGTGGTTTATTTGATGTAGGTAGCGAGGCACTTAGCAATTCAACTTCTGGTCTTCTTGAAGGAGTAGGATCATATATGCCTGAAAGTTTCATGCAATCTGCATCAGGAGTTGGCGCAGAGTTAGGTAGCAATAATTTGCAACATTTAGGTCAATTTGCAAACGCAACTGGCGAATCTGTTGGAGCATTTTCTAGCTTACCTTCTTATGCTAATCAAGCGACTCAATCTATTTCGCCAAATTTGTACGATAAAGGGGTAAAACAGGTTGGAGACATAATGGATCAAGGCGTAGATATGGTTGATTCTAATAGCTTAGGTTTAGGCTTACAGGCATATCAAATGGCAAATAAAGAAACACCTCCAATACAACCAAGAACTTCGCCACAAGTTATTGCTGGCAATTATGCAACAAGAGAACAGCCAATGGCAATTAATGTACCAAGACCAAATGCAGTTTATTCGGCTGAACTTTCACAAGCTGACGATTATAGAAAAAGGTATAGAGGATAAATTATGGCATTTAACTTAGATTTCTTAAAAGATATTGGTGGTTCAGGAATAAATATTTTTGGCGCAAGTCAGCCAAGCTATTTAAAAGAAATGCAAGACATGAATTTGTTAAGCCCAGGGGCTATGGCAAAAGCAAAAGACCAAGCTTTATACAAAGGTTTATTAAATACTGGTCTTGCTTATTTAGCTCAACCTAAAAATCAGGGTTACGGAAGTGCTATACCATACCTTGCAAAAGCAGGTTTGTCTGGAATGCAAGCATCACAAGGGACTTATGACGAATTAGGCAAAGAAGCAATGATGAGGCAAAAGCTTCAAGAAATGCAAAGAGCAAAAAGTCAACAAGAAGCTAAAGATAAATTTTTGTCTACCTGGGGTGATCCAAACACAGGAAAACAAGTGCTAGACATGGCTCAACAAGTAACTATTGCTCCAACAAGAATGAAAGATAGCAATTTACAAATTGGCTCTAGTTTAATGGGAGCTCCAACAAATGTTGATCTTGAAACTCCTGTAGCGCCAAAATATGGTCTTGCAACTGATTCAATACAAAATTTTCTTCAAAACAGTTTACTCGGAGAAGATCCTGTAAGCTTTGCAGAAACAAATAAAAATACCTTGGATACAAAATACCAAGGAATATTTGATCCAATAAAAGCAATTGATGATGCTGTAAAAAATGGAGCGTTAGAGGTAGACAAAGCCCTTTCTATGAAAGCAAGCATTGCCGCAGCAAATTCTAAAGATGAATTTAGTTCAGCATCTCCAGATAATATTATTTACAATAAAAGAACTGGCGAAATTGTAAACGAAGGCAATCCTTCTAAAAAAGGTCAAATACTTTCTGAAACACAATTAAAAGCTTTTGAAGTACAACAAGGCAGAACGTATCCAAGAACTGATAAAAACGGACTTCCTTATACTTACCAAATAAACAAAGATGGTAAATTAGAAGTTTTAGATTTTTCTCCTAAAGGTGTAAATGTTCAAGTTGATACTGGAGTACAAAAAGGCGGCAGTAATGCAACGGTAGAATATTTAAACAAAACAAGAGAAAGAGCGGTAAGTGCTTTTGAAAATTTACCTAGAGTTAAAGCTGCATTTAATTTAATTTCAGAAGCTCAAGTAGGAGCCTTAAGTCAACCACTAACACAAATTAATAAAATTAGAACCAGATTGTCTTCAAACCCAGAAATGGCGGCACAATTATCAAAAGTTACTTCTACTGAAGAGTTACAAGCTTTGCTTGGCGCAGATGTGTTTCCGTTGATAGGCTTATTAGGTATTGGCGCTAGAGGTCTTGATACACCAGCAGAAAGAGATTTCTTAATATCTGTCTTTACTGGTAGTGGAAACATGGAACGATCAACCTTAAAAGCATTGACTGAAAGACGGTTAAGGGTTAGCGTAGACTCTATTAGCAAATATAACAAAGCTTTAGATTCTAATGCTTACGCAAAATACAAAGAAACGTATATGGCAGAAACTGGCGCTACAAATGCTGACGATATGTATTCTCGTCTTGATGAAGGAGAAGCATACGAAGGTCTTACTACTGTTTTACAAACAGGTCAAGTAGCCACATACAGAAAGCAGCCAGACGGAAGTTTTAAATGGCAAGTACCTAAAACACAATAAGGAAAAGACATGGCTTTAGATCCTAATGATTTATGGGAAGATGTACCTTTAAATTTAGTACCAAAATCTCCAACAGAGGTTAAAGGGTATGAAACTCAAATTGATGGCAATGAAAATTGGCAAGACGTTAATCCAGTAGATTTGTTGCCAGAAGACAAAAGTCTTGTGCCGGGAGGCTACGAGCCTTCTACTGAGTCTATTTGGAACAAAGACGTTACTACAGAAAAACCTTACACAACTGACGAAGCTCAATATATAAGAGAGCTTGATGCAAGAGGCTATAATAAAACTGCTGAACAAGCTAGAAGTATGGCAAGTTATGTTTTTGCAGACAATCAAGATGAAATAGAAGCTGGAATAAGATCTGTTTTTGGTGAAGATTACACAAAAACTAGAAATCAATTAAGGGCGCAACTTAAAAACTACCAAGTAGAAAATGCCGGCGAGTCTATTATTATGGGTATAGCTGCTGGCGTTTTAACTGGAACTCTTGCATTAAAAACTCTTCAAAAATTTCCTAAAGTTTATAAAACAATTATGGGTATGCCTGGAGCTTCTTTAGCTGATAAAGCCAAAAGATTGATGATAGGAGGCGGTGCTGTAGGTGGTCTTACTGGCGTAGGAGTTGCACCAGAAGCAGAAGACATACCTTCATGGACTACAGGTATTTATGCAGCAGGAGGTACTTTAGCTTCGCCATTAATGGCTGGTGCAATAAAAGGAGTTACTAAAACTTTTGGAGCAGCTAAAGATGCTTTAGTAACATTATCCAGAGGGGCTGATGACTTTCCTGAAGCACAAAATGAAGCGGTAAAACGCATTGCTTTAAGTTTAGAAAATGCTGGATATACATCACAACAAATTGTAGACGAACTAAAACGAATGAAAAAAGTAGGAATGGATGCTCCTCAAATCTTTGAGGTCAATAAAGCTTTAGAGAATGAAGCTAGACGTTCTTTAGCAGTTCCTACCGTATCAGATGATGCTATATATGATGTAATGGGAGGAAGAATTGCAAAAATACCTCAAGCAATTACTCAACGATTAGCTAATATTTGGGGGGTAAAAAGAGCTAATATAGACAATACTTATCTTCAAGAAATTGTAGAAAGACAAGCACAAAAAGCAAAAGCAAAATACCCTGAAGCAAGAAAAGTTCTTATAGGAAAAGATAAGTTTATCAGTCAAATTGGTGATGGTGATTTTAATATGCTGGAAAGCAAGCTTATTAAAAAGCATTACAATACATGGCGAAGTAAACAACAAGCAAGATCATGGCAAGGCAATAAAGATATTCCAACTTATGAGGAGCTTATAAAATTAGATGAAATTCCTACTGAATATTTGCAAGCAATTAAAAGGACCATGGATGAAGATATACGTGTAAACCTTATGAAAGGGAATTCTATTCGTGATGAAGTAGCAAGAAAAAGAGAATTTAATGCAGTAATAGAAGATAATAACCCTGGATACAAAGCAGCAAATGAAGAGTTTGCCGATGAAATTAAATTACAAGAAATATATGACAAAGGAAGAAATTACTTAAAACTAGATGTTGCAGAATTAAATAAATTAGTAAAAACTCTTGACGCAGATCAGTTGGAAGTATTTAAAACTGGGATTCTTAATGACGTACAAAATAAAGCTGAAAAATTTACAGGTGGTAATTTTGCACAAAAAGTTTTTGGCACAGATAGACAAAAAAATGCAATACAAAAATTAGTTGGCATGGATGACAAAAAGTATAAAGAGTTTGAAGCGTTGGCAAAATACAGTTCCAGAAGAGTTCGTTCAACAACATCAATAGCTGGTGGTTCACCTACACAACTAAGGCAAGCTGCTGACGCTAATATTCCTACGTCAGGAAACTTTCTTGCTCAAGGCATTGCGTTTATTAATAGCCAAATAAGCAACAAAACAATTGCTCCTGCTGTAGCAGAAAATATGAAAAAAATTCTAATTAATGGCACTGAAGCTGAACAAAAAGCTGTTATAAAAATGCTGCAAGATATAGAAAGAAAAGGTGGGGTTAGAAGTAAGTCACAGTCTGTTAGCAATTTTATTAACAATCCAATATCACAGCAAATGATAGATGCTCCAGGCAATCTATTAAACACTCTTAGTCAATCTTTTGGGTATGGGTTAATTTCACCCACAAGTGCAGTGGACGCTTTAGGGGTTGCGGGTCAATTTCAAGACAAAACTCCAATACCTGTAGGTGGGTTAATTTAATGTGGCAAGAATTAACCCTACCCCCAATCAATTTATACAACGCACCGAAGGGAAAATAATGGCATCAACTAACCAAGTACAAGAAGTAAAAGCAGACTTACATACGCATGAAGAAGTTTGTGCCATTCGTTACGAAGGCATTAATGCAAGGCTTGCTAGGATGGAGAAGATTATCATGGCGGTATTTGCAGGCATTGTATTCTTATTAATAAAAGTATTAATTAGCTTGGGTGGGCTGTGAAAGAAACTACCGTCATCATTTGTTTTGCAATCGTATTATTATGGAGCTACTGCTATGCCATCATTACTCATGCGTAAAATTTTTCTTGCGATACTTACACTGTTAGCAGTGCTACCTATTAGCCCTGTCATTGCTTGTATATTATATGGATGGATTTACTAATGAATCATGTCAACACTTTTATAAAAAGACTTGCTGAATCTACTACCTCTTGCATGGTTATGATGACCCAGGGAAACCTATTAGCGATTACAATGTATCACTGGCAAAAAGCATTGCAGGTAGGCGTAATTGCTTCTATAGCTACAGTAGCATTAGTTATATATGGCAACAAAAGTTTATCAGATAACAAGTTTGCCATGGCAGGTGCTATTGGATTCTTTACCGCAGTAGCCGATATGATGACTCACCCTACACACTTTGGTGGACCATCTACCGAAGCAATTGTTACAGGTATAGGGGCAGGACTGCTATGCCTCACTATGTCTAAAGTATGGAGTAAATAATGTTATCAGCCCTTATAGCACCAGTCGCAGCAATACTAGATAAATTTATACCTGATGCAGACACTAAACAAAAACTAGCCTTTGAAATATCTACACTAGCAGAGAAGCAGGCCCATGAGATAGCCATAGCACAGATAGCTGTCAACAAAGAGGATGCTAAAGGTGCATGGTTTCAAGCAGGATGGCGACCAGCAGTAGGCTGGGTATGTGTAGCAGGATTTGCTATTAACTTTCTTGTATCGCCTTTATTACATCCTTTGGGTATAATAGTCCCACAGGCTGATACTTCTACTATGTTGCCCGTCTTAATGGGTATGCTTGGCCTAGGAGGTTTAAGAAGTTATGAGAAAAAAAACGGATTAACTAAATAATGGCTAAATTAAGAGGACTGTTGGAGCTAATGGATGAAGCTCTAAACATGGATGCTGCTTATGAAGGTGTAAGGCGTTTAGGTTTACAAGCTGATAATACAGCAGCAGATAGAGCAAAGGCTTTGGGGTTTGATGATAAGACTTATTATCATGGTACTAAAAAATCATTTGATAATTTTAATATAGATAAGTCTAGTGAGTATGGTAGTGATGCTATTTTTGTTTCACCAAATGCTAATATGGCTAACACTTTTGCTGGTAATGTAAGGAATTTATCTCCAGAATTTGAAAAAATAGCTAAAGAAAAAGGCATTTTACCTGCTCCAAATATTTTACCTTTAAAAATAAAATCTAAAAATATATTTAACTTTGACAACCCAAAAGATATAAAAAAAATACAAACAAGCCTTAATAAAACATTTAAAAATGAACTTGATTTAAAGAAAGAAATGTTTATACGAGCAAAAATTCTTGATGGAAAATTACAAAAACCAAAAAATTTTGAAGATGGTTTTAAATGGGATTATATAAAAGAAGGAAATTGGAAAGATATAGAAAACCCAAATATACAAAAAGCAATTAAAGACAATAATTTTGATGGGTTTACTGTTAAAGAAAATCCACGATACAATGACTGGAAAGATATAGGAATATATAACCCAGCAAACATAAGAAGTAAATTTGCAAAGTTTAATCCTAAATATGCAGGTATAGGTGCAGGCTCTGTAATGTCAGCAGACTTACTTGCTAATGAAAACAGTCTATTGTCATCACCAGATAGAAACTCTATACTAGGATACATGGCAGATTCGTATAAATATATGGCAGATGAAGGCGGTTTGCTTGGAAATATATTGTATAGTGGTGGTGGGAAAGCATTAGATAATTTATCTTACGGAACAACACCAATGAAAAAAGGGTCTGGAAGATTACCGTCAACTCCCACCAATGAATCATTGCTCAATCTTATGGAGCTGTTTCAACTATGACAAGGTTAACACCACACTTTACATTAGAAGAGTTTACCTTTAGCCAAACGGCTACAAGAAAAGGTATAGACAATACTCCTCATGAAGGAATACTAGACAATTTATGTATATTAGCAAACGGAATGGAAAATGTTAGAAGTTTACTTAACGCACCCATATATGTATCTTCTGGTTATCGCTGTCCTGAGCTTAATGATTTACTCGGCAGCAAACGAACCTCTAAGCACACTCAAGGTCTGGCTTGCGACTTTACATCTAACGCTTATGGCAGTCCTCAAATTATTTTTGCTGATATTATTACTTCCGACATTCCTTTCGACCAGCTTATTCTTGAGTTTGATAGGTGGATTCATATCTCTTTCGTTGAAGATGGCGGAACTCCTAGAAAACAGGCGTTAATTATTAATGGCGAAGGAGCAATGATCTACCAAAAACCATGAAAATATTAGTATTGGATATAGAAACATCTCCACATACAGGATTCCATTGGGGACTCTGGCAACAGAACATTAGTATTAATCAACTAATTGATGCTTCATCCGTTCTTTGTTGGGCTGCTAAGTGGGTAGGCGAAAAGAAAGTACATTTTGCCAGCATTATGGAATCATCTCACAAACAAATGATTAAGGAAGTACATCAATTAATAGACGAGGCAGACGCAGTCATTACTTACAACGGCAGGCGCTTTGATATGCCAACGCTTAATCGTGAGTTTTTATTACAAGGTCTAAACCCTCCAAGCCCTTACAAAGACATAGATTTACTAAACACAGCTAGGGGTAAGTTTAAGTTTGCTAGTAACAAACTAGACTACATAGCACAAGAACTTGGTGTAGGACAAAAAACCTCACACGAAGGTATGCCGTTATGGATTGAGTGCATGAGTAAAAATCCTAAAGCATGGAAGTTAATGAAGAAGTACAATTGTAATGATGTTATCCTGACAGAGCAGGTCTACGACAAGCTCAAAGGCTGGATTCAAATTCACCCTAACCACAACATATATTCAGACGATATAGTTTGTATGAATTGCGGTGGTAAAAAACTACACAGAAGGGGAACGTTACGGACTCTAGCAAAAACGTACGTAAGAGTACAATGTCAATCCTGCGGCAAATGGGGAAAAATAAACGAAACAAAAAAATACAGCTCGGTTATCAACATTTAAGGACACAAGAAATGGACATACAACAAATATCAGAACACATCGTGGGTAAAACCATTGATGCTGTTGATGTGGTGTATGGCGAAGATACAATGGTAATATGGTTGGATGATGGCTCTCATGTAGAGTTGATCGTTGATAGCATTTACGCTAACATTCCTGACCTGGATGACTGACCTTAAGATACATAAAAATATAAGCGGTGTAACGCTGCCTGACGGCTCTGGTAGCGATAACTATAGTTCGGTCTATATGAGATACTGCGAAGCAAAAACAATTGCTAGGTGGGGTTTAGGACAAAGAAGACAATTTCTTGCAAAATTAACAGATACAAAAAGAATAGAAGAGTTAAAATATTGGTTAAAAATTATATGGAAAAATAAATAACTAAGCGTAAATTCTTTTACCTACCATAGTAAGTAAATTATCCATAGCTAAATCCAGTTTCAACTCATAGTACATAGGCTTCTTACTGCCTAACCACCTAGCGTACAACGCTTCTCTTTGGTCCTTTTCCAAACTATGGATACACGCATTAACAATCTTGACGTTCTCGCTGTCAGCTTCATTCACCATATCATCAAAGACATCTGCCGTAGACTCTCCACCAGAAGACATATAAGAAATTTTGTTAGGATAGCCTAGTCGATGATTATCACTCTTCATGTACTTAGCCCAGTCTTCTAAAACTACCATTAATCTTTCAATTCTCATAATTATTATTGTATATAGAATTAATAAATCCCATTGTTAGTGGGGTAGTAAAACTTCCTCGCACATTAGGGAACTGCTCGGCTTTGTACTTCTTGCCTTTTAAATTTTTTGCTTCCTCTATAAATTTGCTGTGCTGCGGAAACCATATAGCTTCCAACATAGATCTGTTAGGCTTGGCGTATATAGTATGCCGTTGCTTTTTTTCTGACACCAAATCTCCTTTAGTCACAATAGTTCTTATTAAATGATTAACTGATTTAGCATCCATTCCTATAAGTTCGGCTACTTCTGGAATAGTTAACCTTGCATCACCATCAAACTGCTTTACTATAAGATCACACACTTCGTAGCGCCTAAGCTTTGTTCCGTCATTAAGCTCATACATATGTAAATTGCCTTGATTTTTTATTGGCTCGTATTTCATACTTCTCCTTTTTTAATTACCTTATAGTTCATTTCATTCATAATCTGATACTGCATACCATTATCTTTTGGTGTAAAAGTTATGCTAAACGGGTACCCTTCAACCTTAAAATACTCAACCTTTATTTCTTTCTTTTGTTTTGACATTACTGCAATATCCTTCAGCTTCTAAATTGTTATGGCACCACCATTTTTTAAGATGGTAGATCCTGGCCTGTTTGCCACATAAATGGCACACAGGGTTATGTGTTTTAATCTTCGTCATACAACGAGTCTTCTATCCACTCATCTTCTTTAAGCTTGGCTTCTATGACTGCTATTTCAGTTTGATGAACCTTAATCATTTCTTCTATGTACCATTGGGCTTTTCTACAGTCTTCAATCTTATCTGAAAGCTTTTCAGATTTAAGCCCTTCTCGGCTAATGTACTTTAAAGCGTTGCCTTTAAGATAGCCATAAAATTCAGCACTGCTTAACTTTGCCTGCAAGTACTCAATAGTCTCAATGCCGCCTGCCTTGTAATGCTCAGGGTTTATGTTGTCTGCCATTATTTTTTCTCCTTAATGTTGTCAATTCTAATACATTTAATGTCTGTTTTAGTAAAAATATTTTTTGACTCATTCATTGACTCAAACAAGTAACCATTTTTATGGCAATGGTAAACTTTGTCTGAAACAGAATTAACACCAAGCCAAATTAAACCTACTAAAAAAACTAATACTCCAACTACTAACCAACCATTTTTTTTCTTTTCTTGATGCAATTTATAATTAATCATTTTCATTACTCCTTTGTAAGGGTTTGATCGTTAGAACTAATTAACATACTTGCTATAATAGAGCCTTGATTAACCAATAAGGACTACTACTATGTGGACAAAACCATCAGCTACAGAAATGCGATTTGGCTTTGAAGTTACAATGTATGTAATGAATAAGTAATACTTGTAATACACTAACCCTCAAGTTCTCAATGCAAGCTAGCCTAGACCTATTCCAAACTAACTTAACCTTGAGGGCAGTGTAACCTTTAAAACCTAACCATCATTTTTTAAATAATATTCGGCATAAGTACATTTTCTACCAAATCTATTAACAGTTTTTTTTGTAACTGTTTCAATGCTATAACCATCATCTCTTAAATCATTTATTCTTGAAGCCAACCTTCTGCATCCGTATTTTTCTCTAGCCACAGTATCGCTTATTGGCTTATGTTTCAAATGAGACAAAATCATTTCAGCTTGTGAAGTATTCATTTTTAATTTCCTTGTAAAAAATTTAAAAAGGGACATCGTCTTCAAAACTTTCAATTGTGTTTTGTGCTGCTTTAGGCGCACTTGTTGCTTCAGCTCCCTTGTTCATAAAAACTTTATTGTTACCTAAGATAGCACCCTTAACGCCAGCGTCACGCTCTTCTTGTGTTGTTGACTGAGTTACCATACCATTGTTACCATACTGGTCTGGAGTATCTGTATCAATAAAAGTAGTTACGTCCAGGTAAGTACCCTTAGCGCCTTTATAAAGCTTTTCTTTGTCAATCTTTGTTACGTCAATTCTTAAACTTACACCTAATACTGCCATGTTATTTCTCCTTAATTAATAAAATCTTACCTTGGTTGCTTTAGTTCTTTTAAAGTTATAAATTTCTTCCATTAAAGTTAAATACTGATCTACCGTTGTACAATCTTGCAATTTTATTGACTGAAATGATAGCTTATTTAAAAACTCTGGATGACTATAATCTTCATTATTGAATAAATCTAGCATAGCATAAACAAATGACCTTCTTTTGTAGCCATCATAATATTTAGAACACATAGATATTTTTTCTGCATTTCTTACCGCTAAATCATAATCCACAATAACAAAATTGCCGTCTTTAAATTGTTCGTTTCTATTTCCTCCCATTCGGGTTAAGTTAGAAAGTAATGCTTGAGTTTCGTTATGACCAAATCCAAACTTTTCTTTAAAATCTCTGTAAATTATGTATTCTTTTTTTCCTAACTTACAGTATCCGTCCAAATAAGAATCAGCAGTCCAATTCTTAGTGTTTGTATTTAAACGATGTACGTCTTGCAATTTTAACCCGTTTACTTTGATAAAATAAACTGGTTTGCCTAGCTGTTTAGCAGACTGAAATCTATGCTGACCATCAATAATCTGATGTTTTTCATTTACAATAATTGGAACAGTTATGTATTTTTCCTTCATAGATTGTGTTAGACGTTTGATGTGTAGATCATTTACGTCTCTATTCCCTGATATATAACTAAACTTAGAATAATCATTGGTCATTAAGACTTGATTAACTTGTTTCATTTTACTTCTCCTTTGGTTGATAAACTGGCTTTCTTGACCACCTAGGTGGTTCTTGGTCAGAGCTTACATAGTCTATAAATTCCTTTGCGAAAGGAATGTACCATTCAATAAACTCTGGGTCGTACTGTACAAGCTCCGTGTGAAATTCGTTTGGAGTCCATACAACAAAGTGTGCAGCAACAGCATTTTTGTATCCGTTTGCTAATGCCACACACATCTGTATTTGCATTTGAAAGTAATATCTCTCAGGTATTTCAGGATATATCCTTTGGGTAAAAGGGCATTTAATCTCAATAGGAACTCCATTAAGAAAACCGTCTGATGATGCGCCTAAAGGCAAGTCAGGATGCACTAAAAGTTTATTGCCATTTTCACATATATCATTCATGTATTTTTCAAACGCTTGCAACGCCACTTCTTCGTTGTCATTTCCCCACTCGGTCATAATATTGCCAGAAAACGGCGCTTGCCGCAAGGTTTTTTCTCGCCATAATTTTTTTCTTTCATAGATTGCTCCCCACGCAGCAGAAGCAGTTACTATATTATGCCGTCTGTTATCCTTTAGATGATTTTTTAAGTTCATTTGCATAGTCCCTTAATTCTGATTGTCGTGATTTTGGCAAATCAAAATAAGCTTTATTTAGATCGCCTGCTTCGTAAGCTTCTTTTAAAGTTTGCCTGGCATCATCAAGCTCTTTTTTTGTAGCAGGTTTATTTATTTCAGAGTTGTCTTTAGTGTCAGCATCTTTAGTATCATCTAGCAACAACAACCCAGCTAACGCATACTTTCTTGCATAGGAACTAGAGCTACCAAAACTCTGAGCAATGTCCATACCTTTGCGATTTGGATTAATGCCTGCTTGAGCTTTAACGCTGATAGCATTTTCACCTACTTGAAACACAACAGTTGCTTCAATGTATATATATTCATTAACAGACTTAACTTCATCTGTAATTAATATAGCGGCACTGTGTTTAGCCAGTAAAGGTTTAACTGCCTCTAATATATCTTCACAGCTTCGGTAATTGTAATTACCAAATTTATTAACTTGACCTTTAGGTGCTTTTATTTCTGTTTGAATTGCGATCAATTCTTTCATTTATTTTCTCCTTTAGTAAATTTTTTTTATATGCCTCTAACATTTCTTTAACCCATTCTTTATATTGTGCTTCTTTATATTCTGGGTTATTTAACGGATTATTGTCTAAAGCCATCGTTTGTGCCTCCTAAAAACACAGCCATCATTAATTCTTCTTTAGCTTCTTTACATAATTTATTAAACATAACAGTTGGGCCTACATTTAAAATTAAATTACTGAATTCTTCAGTAACAAAATGTTGATGGGCCTCTTCTTGCACATGCTGTGCTTCTTTTTCTTCTAGCAAATTTTCAAACTGTTGCTCTAAATAATCGTTGTGTAATGAACTCATTTGTTTCTCCTTTGTTTAAATTACAAAAGAACTATACCACACTTAAAAACTATATGTCAAACTTTTTTAATAAATATATTGCAAATAGTTTTATCTTCAAGTATTGTTGTGAAATGCAATGTTGCATAAATTAGAAAGGAAAACAAATGACATATAACGAAGCAATAAAGTTATACGGCAACAGTCGTAGAAAAATGGCAGAAGACTTAGGTTTGTCGGTACAGGCAGTTGCTCATTATGGTAAGAATCCAGATCAAGAATTACCGCCCGCTAGAGTGTTTATGATTAAAACAAAATTGGCATTAAGAGATGTGCCTAATATTACAATAAAAGCTAAAGGGGAAGTAGTTAAAGCTGGATAGTTTACAAAAACAAAGGAGCAGTAATGTACAAAATTAAAAATTGGAATGAACACCAGCCAAGTTTAAGACCAGACAGAAATGTAATATGGATTAAAATTTACAGAAGAATACTGGAGGACTATGACTGGGGCAATTTAAGCGACAGCAGCAAGGCTACATTGATTGAATTGTGGTTGCTTGCATCAGAAAATGAGGGTAATTTGCCTTCAGTAGATGAGATTGCTTTTCGTTTAAGAAAGGATAAATCTTTTATAAACAAGCAGTTAATTGATCTGTCAAAATTTGTTCTGTCAATCGCTGACGATTCGTCAACAAGTTGTCAACAAGTTGTAAGCTTAGAGGTAGAGGTAGAGGTAGATAAGAGTAGAGGTAGAGTAGAGATAGACGATGGGTTTAATATGTTTTGGAATATGTATCCAAAAAAAGTTGGTAAAGGTAAAGCTGAGATAGCATGGAAAAAACATAAGCCTGATATTGAAAAGGTAATTAACACTTTGTCTTGGCAAAAAGAAGGCAAAGATTGGTTTGCTGAGAATGGTAAATTTATTCCTCACCCAACCACATGGATTAATGGAAAAAGATGGTTAGATGAAATGCCAGAGGAGGTTACGTTTTGAATAATGAACATAAAAAAAACTTTGCAGAAATGCTTAACACTATGTTTGACATTTATGGTAGAAAAAATGCAGACCAAAATTTAATGAGGGTTTGGTGGGGCAAGTTATGCAAGTATGATCTTGATGTTGTGAGCAACTCTTTTGATACTTACACTAGCAACTCTAATAAATGCCCAACACCTTATGACATAATTATTTTATGTAGAAGCAATATTGAGTCTAAAAGACAGGCTTTACCAAAACCTAAAATTAACCCTATAAACAAAGAAAAGCTAAAAAAAGAGATGAAAGATTTAGCAAGTAAATTAGGATGGATCAAATGATAAATTACACACTGGACAGAAATAACATGGATGGTTTAATAGCAAAACTACAACAGCTAGACAAAGAGTCTTTATGGTCTGTCACTGTAAAACCTTACAAGTCTACAAGATCATTAAATCAAAATGATTTTTATTGGAAGTTGGTTGCTGAACTTGCAGATTATTTTGGCTTAAAATCAAGAGATGAAATGCACGAGGTGTTGTTGTATAAATTGCTGTCAGAAGAAAAGCAAATTAAAAATTTAAAAGTTATAACCATCGGCAGCACATCAAAATTAAATGTCAAACAATTTAATGAGTATCTTGAAAAAGTTAAAGATTTTGCAAGAGGTTATGGTTTCAAATTAAATGAAGGGGATGTTTAAATGAAAGGACAACAAAAATTAGAAATGTTTGATGATGAAGAAAGAAATCTTATTGAAACAACTTACACAAAAAAAATTGATGTTCCTTTGTACACACCAACTTACAAAAAACCTAGCATACACGAGCTTGCTGATTACGTTAAAACATCAAAGTTAGAACAGCTAATAAACGATTCAAATGTTTCTGATGAAGAAAAAAAGTTTTTAAACCATGCAGCACAAAGGCATATTGTTTTTAGTTTTGCAAAAATTGCTGATTATTACGCACACGCAACTGAAGAAATGCAACGCTTAATGGAACAAAGTGCTTTAGTTATTGTAGATTTTGATAAAGCAATTGAATACGGTTTTGTTTCCTTAAATGACCAGCTTTCAAGCCAATATTTAGAAGAACAAAATGCTGAATAATTTTTGTGTTTTTATTTTAAGTCATAATAGACATGACAGAGTTTACACTTACAAAACTTTGCGAGATAAAAATTACACAGGCAAAATTTTTATTGTGCTTGATGATGAGGATAAGTCTTATGACAAATACGTTAAGTTATACGATGATCAGGTTATTGTATTTTCTAAAACAGAAACAGAAAAAACTTTTGACATAGGCGATAACTTTAACGACAGAAGAGCAGTGGTATTTGCTAGAAATGCTTGTTTTGGTATTGCTAAAAAATTAAATTATAAATACTTTCTTGTTCTTGATGACGATTACACTGACTTTAGATGGTCTTTTGATAATAATAAAAAATATGTAACCAATAAATACATGAAAAATTTAAACAACATATTTAAAATTATGCTAGATTTTTATAAAAAAACATCTTTTACCAGTATTTGTATGGCGCAAGGTGGTGATTTTATTGGTGGTGAAGGCAGCGGTTTGAGTAAAACATTTATAGAAGGTCAAATTTCAAGAAAAATTATGAACAGTTTTTTATGCTCAACTGACAGACCTTTTCAATTTGTAGGTAGAATAAATGAAGATGTAAATGCCTATTGTTATTTTGGCAACAAAGGTCATTTGTTTATGACAGTTGCACAATTAAGATTAGAGCAAAAAGCAACTCAAAGCAATGCGGGTGGTTTAACAGACATTTATCTAGGCTCAGGCACTTATGTAAAAAGTTTTTACTCAGTGCTGTATAATCCATCTAGCGTTAAAGTAAGGCTAATGGGTCAAAGCAATAAAAGGCTACACCACAGTATTAACTGGGACGCTACAGTACCTAAAATTATTTCAGAGAAATTTAAAAAAAATGGCAAAGAAAAAATCTAAAACTAAAAACGAAAAACAATGGCTAAACAAAATGTCAGAATTTGGTTGCTGCATTTGCCGCAAATATTATGATATAACTGATGCGCCACCAGCCAATCTTCATCATCTAAGAGAAGGGGTAGGTATGGGACAAAAGTCTAGCGATTTTCTTGTTATACCATTGTGCCATTATCATCATCAAGGAGAAGGAGGGTTTCATACAAGCCCAAAGACTTGGATAGAAAAGTATGGCAAGGAATCAGAAATGTTAGAATGGGTATTAAATAATTTATAAACAAAGGAGATGTTATGAAAAAAATATTATTAGTTGGATTGTTTTGTGCGCCAATAGCTTTAGCTGATTCAGTAAATTACTTCAGTCCTGATAATGGTCAATTGACTATTGTAGACAATGCACAAGAGGTTAGGGTGATTGTAGATCAAAACGGTTCACAAGGGTTAGAGATAACTTCAAGCAACACCGGTCAAACATTTGTTTATGGTGATGAACTAAAGGTTATTGAAACAACGCCACTAGGAATTATTAGTTATTAGGAGTAAATATGGTAGCTGAATTTATATTAATGGTAGCAATAGGTAATGAGGCAGGTAATAATAGTTGTTGTCTTGCAGAGCATTATGTTGGCACATTTAAATCTTGCTTTGAAGCCCATGAGTATATAAAAAACCATATACCTGAAACACCAAAAGAAACACGATGCTTACACAAAGAAAACATAAACTTACCAAAAGACTTTAAACATAAATATATTATTGACTCATGCAAAATGAAAAGGAGCTGTGATGGGAAAAGGTAGTGGCAGAAGACCAGCAGGATTAGTAACGGATAAAAAACTACAAGAAAACTGGGATCGTATTTTTAGTCAAAAACCAAACGACCAACAATTTAAAAAGGATAATCATGGCAAAGACAAGCCCAACTCAACGGACATTAGCACGCCTAAAAAGTGAGAACTATGATTTAGTAGCCATTACCGAACGTTGGAATCCATTTGCAAGAATAAGGCAAGACCTTTATGGGGTAATAGATATATTGGCTATCAAAGATGGCGATACGGTAGCTATCCAAGTAACCAGTTATTCTAATGTTGGTGCAAGAGTAAAGAAAATAACTGAAAGTCTTGCCTTGCCCTTCCTACGAGCTGCTGGTTGGACTATATTAGTAGAGGGATGGAAGAAAGAAAAAAACGGCAGATATACCTCCAGAATTGTTGATTTATCTTAATTTAAAATAATTTGTAAAAAGACTTGCATTTAATATAAAAGAGCGTAATATTGTTTATGTAGTAATTAATAAACAAAGGAGATACAAAATGACTAATCAAGAAAAAATAGAAACTGTTGTTTTACCTAAAATCCATGCGTGGATTGCGGAATATCGCTATACTTTTAAAGGAAACCAAGACTGGATTCAAGCTAGAGTAGATGAGATATTAGAAAATCATGGTCTGCTTTGGGAGTATGTGACTAATGAATATGGCAGTAAAGATTATAAAGCCTTCAAAGGCATGTATGTGTCTAAAATTGCTGATCAAGTAATCTTTGAGTATTTTGATGAAATACTTAATGCTGAAGCCGATGCTAGTGAGCAACTATTTACACACGGATATTAATACAAAGGAGAAATAACATGGCAACAGATTCTTGTGAAGTTATTGGGTACGACAAAAATCAAAACGAAATACCTGTAATTGTTGAGTATGAAACAGAATACTTAGAAGCAGAGCCAGACGTTGGAAGCTTCGGTGGTTACGTTGTGTATATAAACAGTGCCATCTGTGACGCAGAAGGAACTCTTTATGACTATTCTTTTGAAGAGGAAGAAATGTGGTCAAAAAATATTGCTAAAGAATTGAATTATTAGTATTGATTTTTACCTTAAAATTTGGTATAATCCAATTGTTGGGATTATTGCGTCTTAAATTCTTCTTTTGAAGAAGCGTAAATCCCACACTCCTTTGTAGGCCCACTTCGGTGGGTCTTTTTTTTGTTACGGAGATTATTATGAAATGTGGTGGAAAAAAGAAAGGTAAAGGTGGTTACGGTAGAGGTAAGAAAAAGTAATGTGGTCCTGCTATATATATTGGGGCTTAAACCTAGGTTTTGAGTTTTACGAAGCAGAGATAGAGTACGAAGATGGAGATATAAAGCCAGTAGCATACTTTTTAATTAATATTGGACCAATAAGGATACAACGTGGAGAGTACATCTGATCAAGAGCCAAAAGCTTACGAGGATAAACTTGAAGAATTAAGAAGATGGTTTGAAGCAATTGGAGATTGTGTATGACTGCAAAGAAAAAAGGCGTTGATGGTAAAGCCTGTTGGAAAGGGTACAAATTTGCAGGGACAAAAAAAGGTAAAGATAAATGCGTAAAAGTAAAGAAAAGAAAAAAATAGTTAAATGGTAGAAGACTCACCATGCAACGGAATATGTAAGATAGTAGATGACACTGACGGAACACCAAAGTGCATAAGCTGTAAAAGAACCTACGATGATATTGACGATTGGTTTAAGTTATCAAGAGATGCAAGACTATATAGAATGCAACAACTAAAAGAAGGCAAATGATATGAATAATATAAATGATTACTTATCTCAACTGATCGCAATGATTACTGGAAGTGGATCAGCAATGGCACAACCAGGTGCGGTAGATCAAATATATAGTTCTGGAGACCCAGATCAGGGAGCAATAGAATACATACAAAAGATGAATCAAATGCCTGAAGAAGGATACTTAAAAGGTATGCCATTACCAAACAATGTTATAGATGGAACATTCCACACTCCTGAACAACTGATAGAACAAAAAATGAGAAACTCAGGTAATACCCCAATGCCACAAAGCTTTGATATAGAGAAAGTAAGAGAAATGATCCGCCAGAATAAAATGAGATAAAGCTATGGAAGACCAGTACATATACGAATTATTGTATGGCACTCCAAAGAATCAAGGTATGTTTGAAGGGTATATGAATCCACAAGCAGCAGTTGTTGGAGGCAATGTTGGTAACACAACATTTATGGATGGTGGAGGCTTATTAAACGTAGGTGGTGGAGCAACTTACCAACCCACGCAAGAAAACAAAATTAATCCTTATGCCTTTGCTAATTATAGCGATGGTAATCTAAATATTAAAGCTATGATGGACGAACAAGATAAAAGCTTAAAAGGTATGTACGGAAATCTAAATGCAGAATACACAAAGACTCCAATAGACACTATAAAAAGCTTAGGGTACAATACTAACAACTTTGGAGCAAACGTTACAAAGTCAGATAACAATACAGAATATAGTATGAGAACATTACTAAACAATATATTGGGTGGCAACTTAAATGCTGAAGCATCTAAAGACGATTATAATAAAAGATTAATGTTCAATTGGAGCAAAGATTTTTAAACCATTATGGATAAAGAAGAGATAAAAGCTTTAGCTGCTAAACGCAGTTCTGAGGTTAATAAAGGAAACACAAACTCTAGTAAAAAGAATAGGTTACTGAAAGATACACTTAACCGAATTATTACCCAAGATGATGCGTTAAGAGCCAGAAGAGTTATGGAAGCTTTAGTAAGAAAAGCTGAAGAAGGTGACACAAAAGCCATTGATATGGTTCTTGATCGCATAGAAGGAAAGGTTCAAAGTCAAACAGATATAACTTCTTCTGATGGCTCACTAAGCAACAACCTTAAGATAGAGTTCGTTGATGTCGAATCAAAAGTTCCCGAGTAAACTTAAATGGCTATTTGAACCACATCGCTTTAAGGTAGCTTACGGTGGTAGAGGTTCTGGTAAGTCATGGAACTTTGCTAGAGCGTTATTAATCCAAGGTACAGAAAAGCCCATGCGTATTCTTTGCGCCAGGGAAGTTCAAAAATCTATTAAACAGTCAGTTCATACGCTGCTTAAAGATCAGATACAAGACTTAGGTCTTGGAGAGTTTTACGAAGTCATAGAAACGTCTATACGAGGTATCAACGGTACAGAATTTAGCTTTGCAGGCCTAGCAACCAACACTGTTGAAAGTATAAAATCTTTTGAGGGTGTTGAGGTTGTTTGGGTAGAAGAAGCACAGACAGTTAGTAAGAGATCATGGGAGATATTAATACCTACGATCAGGAAGCCTGGTAGCGAGATCTGGGTGACGTTTAACCCTTACATGGACACTGATGAGACTTACAAGCGTTTCGTCATTAACAAGCCTCCTAACGCTCGCATAGAGAAGGTTAACTACTCTGATAACCCTTGGTTTCCTCAAGTACTAGAGATTGAACGTGCTAGATGTTTAGATCAAAACAAAGAAGACTATGCAAACATCTGGGAAGGCGACACTAAAGCTGCGGCTGACGGTGCTATCTATCACAATGAGATACGATTGGCGCAAGAAGAAGGACGTATAACTAACATACCAAGTGATGCTTTATTAAAGACTCACGTAGTTATGGACTTAGGATGGAATGATTCTATGTCTATTATCCTATGCCAGAGATCACTATCGGAGATCCGAGTGATTGATTACATAGAAGACGATCACAGGACACTAGACAGCTACTCTGATCAGTTGAAAAAGTTAAACCACAACTGGGGAACGATGTACTTACCCCATGATGCTAGAAACAAAGACTTTAAGTACGGTACAAGTGCTGAAGAGATAATGCAGAAGCTAGGATGGGACACTGAAATCATACCTAGATCTGATATAGAGACAGGCATCAAGCTTGCAAGGATGACCTTTAGCAGAGCTTACTTTGATGCTGATAAAAGCAAACGACTGATTGAATGCTTAAAGAATTATAGAAGAGCTATTAACCAAACAACACAAGAGCCTGGTGCTCCGCTTCATGATGAATACAGTCATGGTGCAGATGCCTGGCGTTATGTCTGTGCAGTGGTTGACGGCATGTCTAACGAGGCTTCCTCATGGGATAAACCTCTACAACAAAATAACCAATGGATCGTATAAATGGCAATAGATGAAAACAAACTAAAAGCGTACCTAGAGTCTGAGATAGATGACTCCATCGGATACCTAGAGACAGAAACAAC